GCCCCTGCTGCTGCATACTGCGTGCCCGTATGGATGAGCTTCAAGCGGAGTCCGAGGTGCTGTTCTGGTTGTGGCACGCGGATAATGCCTATGCCCCTTGGGCAACGGGCACGCAGTATGCAGCAGCAGGGGCTTCGGGAGACAAACACTTTGATCAGGTAGAAGCTATGTATAAGGCGTTCCTCAGCCGCGATGCTGAGGGGGGTGGCATGAAGGGCTATGTGTGGAACCCCCGTGCTTATAAATCCGGGGAACAGTTCACAAAGAGATTGGAGTATCTGTCTAATCTGATGACAGACTACGAGGCAGGTGGTGACCAGTTTGCCGCTGGAGCGTCAATGCCGCTACTCGCCATGTTTGGTGGGGATGATGGCTATAGCCGGTTCAGGATGGGAACTCTGGCGAAGCTAAACGCTACGAGTGGGAACACGGACTATAATGCCTCAAGGATACATGGCGTGATGCAAAAGACAATGGACTGGTGGAGAAAGACGGGTGTTTCCGAAGCGGAAATCTTCCGAAGGATGACGCAGCCCACCGAGGTGGCTACGGCATTTCCGGGGACAGGCCAACTAGGTGCGGGATATGATGACGACGGAGACTTGGGTGGGTACCCGGATGCCTATGGGGTGGACGGGGAAGTCTCGAAGTACGACTTCAGCGATCTGCTGGACATACGAAATAGACCTACATATTACGAGATGGCAACTGACAGGGCTCCGCTTGGGTCAACGGTAAGGGAAGAGCAATACGACTTCACTGATCTAAAGAAACCAGATACATATTACCAAACCCAGACCAGCGGTTCCTTGAGCCCTGATGAGGTTGCTATCCGAGAGGGAGAGGTAGATGCCTACCTTGAGGCTCAGTCTCCGTGGACGAAAATGGGGATTCCCGAGGATTATTTCCTTCAGAGCAGTGCGGCGTTAGGGAAGGGCGAAAAGTTTGACACAGGGTCATTCAAAGGCACGGATACTCGTACAGATATAGGAACGGCATATGGCTATAACGAGGAAGAAGAAAAGAAGCGTAAGGCGGGTAAGCCGTATAGAACAGGACGATGGACTGAAGAGCCCAAGCATGTGTTTGATGCCAAGAGTGCGGAGGATAAGAAGAGGATAATGGCAGACCCGACAGTATGGAAAATGGGACCGATGCACAGGTAGGATTTAATAACACCAAGGAGGTAGGCCGATGGTAAATGGTATTGGAAATTTAACGGGCCAGTGGGGAGGCGTACCGGGATGGGAAACAGCCGGGGCTGGGGGGTATACCGCAGCGGATGTGGGGGCAGGACTGATCCCCGGCGATCTCGCTGGTTATCGCACGCCAGACATGGACTGGCAAAACCTGATGCGGAATGTTGGCCGCACATGGTCATCACGGGTGCCCCTGCAAGACTTACGGAGTCAGCTAGAGACACGATATCAGTTGGAGCAGACCCCCGGACAAACCTTTTCTGGTTTCCTAGGGTCCAAGCTACCGGCTGGGGGTGGTGGGTATGCAAGCCGGATGTATCTTAGCCCAGAGGCACTGAGGGATCGTGCGGCAGAGGCTGTGAGGTTCGGGGGTATGTCAGAGGACGAATTCGGTGCGTACCAAATGGCCGTAGGGGGACCCGAATCGGCACAGGGGTTACGGGGCGCGAGCCTCCGGGATTACTTTGATCCCGTATCCCAGACGGGTCGGGCAAACCAGATGGGCGTGGCCAACCTGCTCGCATTGCAACGCGGCGGTGGCGGGCAGTATCAGGGCAGGATGGCAGGGGCAATACAGGATGCCATACAAGCTATGGCTGCGTCACGCTTTGGTCAAGGGTATGACCCCGGTTCATTCCTGAATTGGTATCTACAGCAGTAGTAAGGAGTAGGCCATGACGATGCAGAACTCTGACATGTGGAAGGACTGGCTGGCTAGTGGGGTTCTTGAGCAGTATGAGCCTGCCCAGTACTATAGCTCGCCCACGGGCATGGCCTTTGGGCAGGGTAGTCCGCGCAGGCGCAGGTACTTCTCCAATGCTTACGATGATATTTTCAAGGAATACCTAGGGTCGGCTGGCACTTCCCTGCGTGGGGGGCAGCAGCCGACAAGCTTCATGGAGTTCCTTGAGACGGACCCGTGGACCAAGAGGTACTCGTCCTTGCCGCAGCAGAACAGGGGTGTAACAGGAATGGCGGCAAATCCACGGACGAGATTCCTATATAACTTCTAATGGGTAGAATTACGCTAGAAAAACTACGGGCGATGGGGAAGCCTGCTCCTGAGGCACAAGCCCCCTCATCGGTCTTGGGCACTACGCTTAGCAGCCTAGAGCGCGTTGGTAGGTTAATAGGTGCTTATGGTGGTGCCGGTATTGCCACTAGTCTTCCGGGATGGGCAGGGCGGTTTATTCCGGGCGTGAGAGACTGGCTGCCTGACCCCCTAGACATCCCTGAAGCAGCGCGGCAGTTCGTGGATGTCAGTATGCAGGGTGACGTGGATGCTGGTATTGAGGCATATCAAGATGCGATGGCCGCAGGGCCCGGTTTCTGGGGTGCTTCTGAGGCGATTACGGGTGCGATTGCCCCAGTGGGCGCAGCGGCTGTGGGTGGTAGGGTGTTAGCAGCAGCACCACAACTGGGAAGGTTTGCTCCGTATGCTGTTGGCTTAGGTAAGACCCTGCGTGCTCCGTGGGAGATTGAGGAAGCGATAGGTCGCGGGGCAATGCTACCCTTCAAAGCTGGTGCGCGTTGGTTACGCGGCACTCCCCCACCTACAGCTCCGTTAGCAGAAACAGTACAGGAAGTAGCACTTGATGTCCCTCCCTCTGTTGTGGAGAGGGTTGTCCCGACAACGCGCAGGGCAGAAATACCCACTCCGCTGGAGAGGGCGAGGGTGAAACAGGCACAAGGGGAGATCGACATAGGGGAGCAGGCACATGAGGTTCGTGGCAGAGAGTCTAAAATCGCCCATGATAAATATAGGGTTGAGTATATAACTGGCAAAGTTCGTGATTTAGAAAACGCTATGAACCTAGACCCGTCTGAGCTCTCGGATATACCGGGATACAGCTACTTCGAGAATCAAGTAATAAGGGCGCGCCAACAACTGGAGATACCTTCTGTAAGAATGAGGGTGACAAAGGGCGACAGGCGTGTCTCCGCTGCGGCGAAAGATGTTCTTCGTAAGGCCGACGAGATGCTTGCCGACCTCAAGGGCAAGGCAACGCTGGTGCAAAAGGACCTAGAAAGGTCTGAGTTGATGGTCCGTGGCCCTAGGGCCAAACAGGCAAGCCTTCAGTATCAGCAAGACATGAGGGAGTCCGAGATGCTCCAGATGCCGGGGAGTGGCCTAGTAGATGAGGCTGATGACCTAGTGGGACTGCCGCTACCAGAGGAGCAGGTTGCGCCCCCAATGCCCACAGAGGGACCCAGTGGCCAGTATGGGCCTGAGGGCCCGTTGATGACTGACCTACAGGATATTGGCGAGGTCATTGATATCTCGCAACGGCCAGACGTGGGCCGCAAGCTTGCCAACTTCCCTGTCATAAAGCAGATATATGGTCCGCTGAACCGTGCTGCGGTAGCAGGGAAGGTAGAGCTACAGGCACTCGTTGGCAGAGCCATCCTGATGTCGCAGGGTCAGCAGAAGACTCAGGCGGCAATGTCAAGGCTCAGGGAACTGGGTAGCTTTGAGGATGTCTTTGGCAAGGTAGACAAAGATACCGGGCTTATTGCAGAAGACCCTGTAAAGGGTGCGGGAATCCTTCCGTGGGGCGGTCGGGAAATGAGGTTGTCTGGCAGGACACCCGGCATGGTCAACCCGCTTGCAAAGTTAGCCCCTAACGACATACGCACTCGACCTGATGACTTTGCTGGTATCACAACTCAGAAGCAGAAGGACTGGATTAAAGTAGCGCAAGATATTGAAGATGCCAAGTTGAAGTTCCTCGATGATAACGGCATTGATGTAAACGAACTGGGCTTTGATGAAGGCGGTGTATATGCGGGCAGGCGCGTCTATGCCAAGAAAGACTCTAGTGGCAGGATTATTTCAACTCAGTCATTCTCCTCTCAGCCGGGGCCGGGGCGGGTAGGGTCAAAGATGACAAGTGAGGGCGAGCGGCAATTTGCAACTCAGGCCGAGGCTCTGAAAGAAGGGTACATGTATCTCCCTGAGGACGAGGCCCTCGCTCTCAATGTGCAGGCTGCGTATAACAAGGTAGCTAACAAGAAATTCTTGGATTGGTTGCAGGCGACTATTCCCGACACGCTCCCCGAAGGCGAGGCGGGACTCACCATGCGCAAGCTGAGCGCGGAGGAGTACAAGAAGATACGGTTCGGTGAGGAATATGTAGGAGACTTAGGCCCCGGCTTTGCAGGGGATGTGTTTGGTGGGGATAGGGCTGGGGAAGCGAAAAAAGCACTGGAGGCAGGACTGCACCCGCAATTTAGTAATGCGCTGGGGAAGGTGAATAAGGTGAATGCCCTAGGTAGGTTCTTCACCCTCGCTGCTGACGTGAGCCCCTTTAATATACAGCTCCTGTTCTTGTCTGGCTATAGACCGGGGATAGTGTATACCAAGGCCCTGCCGGGGTTCTTCAAGGCGATGGTTAACCCTGAGTTTCACCAAGCATACATGAATAAACACCGAGCTACCCTAGCGCGACATAATATACTCACTACCTTGCAGGGTAACGAGATGACTGAGGCAATGGAGAAGGGCGGGATCTTGCACTCACGGGCCGTTACTCCTATAAGGAAGCTCTTTGAGCCGTTCCAGCGTGGGTTTAACACGGCTCTAGATGTAGCGGGTGTCGAGCTTGCGGAGGGGCTTGAGCATCTGGCTAAAAACGCCGATGGCTCTGTTGATGCTGCGAAGATGGCTGACGTAGATGCCTTCATTAACGAGATTCGTGGTTTAGCATCCAGTCAAACTGTAGGCGCGTCAGCGCAAGTGCGTCAGTGGGAAACAACACTGTTACTTGCACCACGGTACAACAGGGCAATTGCGGCCCTGCTTTGGGATGCAACTCTTGGGGTTGTTGAAACAGTGGGCAGGGGTGGTCCCCAAACCATGCGGACGCGGTTAGCACGCGACGCAATGGTGAAATCTATGTCTGGGTTAATGGCACTCAACACGGCCATCACCACAGGGAGATATATGCTGAGGGTGGACCGGGATGACTGGAATATGGCCGATCTCCAAGATGATATAGGAGAGCACCTCGACCCCAGATCATCACGGTTTTTCACTTGGGATGTAGGGGGTAGGAACATAGGCCCCGGCACCAAGGTAAGGAGCGTCATACAGCTTCTTGGCAGGAGCTTCACAGACCCCAGTGCATTTGACCCCCGTAACATAGATGACGCGGGAGGGTTATATCAGTTTGCCATGAATAACCCTACCGTAAAGTTCTTGCGAGGCAGCCTTGCCCCTGTTCCCTCTGGAGCCACAGACATACTGTCTGGGTATACCTATATTGGGGAGCCGACGAGGGGCGAGATAGGCGATCCAAAAACATACTTGAATGCGGCAACAGAAGTGGTGTTGCCAGACATAATGCCTATATGGACACAGGCACTGCTGCTTGAGGGTGGTTCGATCCGGGAGAGGGCCGTTGGGGCGGGGGTGGAGTTCATTGGTGGTCGCGGCTCCCCGATGTCAACAACACAGCGTATGCAGGAGATGCACAGGCTTGATCCTGCAACACGGGACACACCTTATGAAGAGTTGTCGCTGTCACAGCTTGACGAGTATTCCGATAGGGTGGTAGAGGAAACCGGGGACCGTGCTTACCGTGGGCCTAGGGGCAAGGATCTGATGGAGAGGGACAGGATTAAACAGCTTGCCGTTGCCGATATGGCAAAGGCAGCGACACACCTGAAAGACACGCCATTCTCTAAGGGGCATCTTGGTAAGTATGTCAGGGAAGAGGTAGGGAGGATAGAGAGAAACAAGTTCAGGGAGCTATATGGCAAGTGGAATGAAGACTTGCAAAGGATGCAGGGAGGAGTCTATGAGAGACTCTATCCCGGTCGGAAGCGCGATGAGCCAGAGAAAGATACTAGGGCCCACATCCTGTGGCGATACTACAAGATGTATGACGATGCGACTGTGAAAGAGGAAGTGGCCCCCTCGGTAGAGGGAATGCCAGCGACAAAGGCGGGGAGTCTGGATTTCGAGAAACTTGATAAACTGGAAGCGGATTTGTGGGGATCTCTGGATGAGGGCGAGAGAGAGTGGCTGCTCAACAGTATCAGGCGTGACGAGCAGGACTACCCCCCTGCTATACAGCAAATGAAACATGCTAAAAGGTGGCTTGGGGCTGTGAAGGTTGACCTAGAAGGTATTCCCACTGGGTACTGGGATATACCCGAACACCCCTCTGTTAAGAAAGTAATGCGATTAGCGGTGCCCGAACTTAGCACTGAAGAGATAGACTATTGGTTTGATGCAACATCCAGCGTGAAGGAGGGCCTTGAGGTTCAACCTCTGTATAGGCGACTAGCTCAAGTAAAGTCGCAGATGGAAAGGGGCACAGGGCCAGCTACTGGGCTTATCAAGCAGTTTAAGCTTCAGTTCCTGAATGCGGCACCAGAGGGCTGGTACTCTACTATGCTGATGTATGGATATCACGTTTATGGTGAAGGCCGTGGGCTGGATGCCATGAGGGAGGCATATATGGAGGGGGCTCCATTGCCCACGGTACCCTATGAGGAACTGTATGAGGAGAGCAAGATGGCCATGAATGGAGTGGGGGTTCCATAACAAGATGTTGTGCCTGTTGACGGAATGGTGTATATATATAGAGGAAAAGGAGACTAGGATATGGTAATGCCAGAGGAGCCACAGGAAGTAGAGCAGCCAGTTAACTATCTGGATGAATCCGATCCCGATGTAGACGCAGGTCTGCCACCACCACCCGAAGATACAGACGGTGGGAATATATCAGGAGCTATGGAGGCCGATGCGCCGCTAGTTAATGCGCCTGCTGGGGAGGCACAGGCACCACCTACTGCCCCGGCGGCTCCACAGTTAGACGAGAGGATGGTGCAAGAGGTACACCAGCGACGTGCCTTGGATCATCTCCAGCAGTGGAGGGATCAGGTAGGGCAATCAGCTCGCCAGTACGAGCAACGTCTGTCGCAGGCAGGATACTCCCCTGCTATGGCTCGTGATCAGGCGCGTCGTTATGTGCAGCAGGAACAAAGGTTTAGAGAACAGGGGCAGGAAGCTGCTGAAATCTTGGGGTTTGTTGAGGGCAGACAGGTGGCTGCTATTCATTACCTTGAGAAACACGGGCTGGCTGATAAGCAGATGCTTAATGACTTACGCTTTCTGCAACAGACCGGCACCCCTGCGGAAATGGAAAAGGAAGCTAAGCGCATGAAGGAAGACAGGGCCTTACGGTCTGAGAATGCGCGGCTAAAGCAAGGACAGGTCCCGGCGCAGACCTTCGACAACAGTCAGGGGTCAGCACCGGCATCGTCCAATGACCAACGCTTGCTGGATGCTTATATTTCAGGTGACAGGTCAGAGGCGGCTACTGCTGCCGTCAAGCGTATGATGCAGTGAAGCTAGTATAGGAGGTGCGTAATGGCACAGACAGCAACTACGGGTAATCTAGAGAATGCTCAAAGGATCATAATCTCGACTGCTCGTTACACAGAGGAGCATAATGCTCCAGCGATGAACCTGATTGAGCAATTCACATTGCCCAAGGGTTCAAAACAGGTCACTGTTCCCAAGGTGGGACAGATGGACATGAGCGACCTCGTTGATGGTCAGGACATCATAGACGAGGAAGACATCGGGATGACCACGGTAGACCTCACAGCGGCTGAGGTCGGAGCCAAGATCATCATCACTGACAAGCTGGCACGGCAGAGTGCACAGAATGTGTTCTCCATTATAGGGAGACAGCTCGGTGACGGCATGGCGCGCAAGAAGGACAAGGACGTACTGGCTCTCTACAGCGGATTCAGCACCGACATTGGTTCAGCGGGTCGCGCCATGAGCCTTGCAAACGTGTCCGCAACTGTGGCGTATGCCAAGGGTAACAGGTTCGGGTCACAGGTCTACATCGTCCAGCACCCATTCGCGGTGTGGGACATTGCCAACACGGCAGTGACGGCATCGACCACATATCCCGTACCCGCAGGGTGGTCCGCTGACCTGCTCGGCAACTTCTTCAGTGGGCTAAGACCCATTAACGGAGTGCCGATATTCGAGGATGGAAATATCAGCATTGACTCCAGTGACGATGCTATAGGCGTTTGCGCTGACAAGTCTGCCTTAGCCGTACTCAAGAGTGTGGATACTAGGACAGAGCGACAGAGAGACGCATCCATGAGAGCGACCGAGGTCGTGATCACCGCAGACTATGGCGTATTCGAGCTTGATGACAGCAAGGGTGTTGCTCTTACTCTGGATGCAGCGACACCAGCAACCAGCTAGTAGAGGTATCTGATGGCAATAACAACTAAGGAACGCACTGAGTTGCGACAGGAATTGGTAGGTCAGGGTTACTCGTGGAAGTATATAGACGAGTGGCAACCCAAGGTCACGCTGTACCGCCATAGGGCACTAACAAATCCCAGTGGCGAGACGGTGAGTCCAGTGGGCACGAAGCTAGAGAATATGCCCGGGAACCCTGACTATGTGAACAAGAAGGCGAGAGCGGGCTTACTCTCGTGGCCTCCGGGTAGTGCGTGTACCTGTCGATGGTGCGTGCGGATCGTAGCTGAACAAGAAAAGGTTACAGCTATTCCCCGTGCTGCCAAGACTGGTCCGTATTACAGCCCAACCAGCTAGGTGTAACGATTGCCGTGCCTAGCGATATATTAACAACGGCATTCGCAGGACTTTGAGCCTGTAGGAGGAGCTTTGACATGGCGTTTCCAACGACGATTTATTTAAGTTATGGGATGGAGAAGACTGAGACTTCTGAGCAGAAGCAGAAGCTCGGCACAAGAGCTGTTACCCCTGATGGCAGGGTGTTCTACTATGCCAAGAACAGCTCGACGGCGATTACGCCCGCAGGGAAGATTGTGGATGGCATTGCAGCAGTGGCAGCACACGACATGGACGTTGCCGCAGCGGCTACAGATGCAGGGAAGATCACGTTCACTAGCGGAACGAGCCTGACAACGACCAAGAACCAGTATGCTGACGGGTACGTTCTCTTCAATGACGGCCCAGCACAGGGCGAGGTCTACCGTGTCAAGTCCAATACTGCGGTATCGGGTGCGACGGGCCTTTCGATAACCATCGACGAGCCAGACGGACTCAGAACTGCATTGACCACAGCGTCCCTCTTTGGTCTTGCATACAATCCATATACAGACGTTAAGGTCATTGACGGCGATGGGACGCAGACAACTGGTCCACTAGGGGTCACTGTTATCCCGGTCACGGCAAGCTACTACTGCTGGCTTCAGACAGCGGGCATTGCCTCTGTTCTATCAGGAGCAGCGGTAGCTGTTGTTGGTGATGCTGTCGGCGTTAGCCAAGCGTCCGGTGAGGACGGTGCCTTCGACTTGTGGGACGCGTCCTCGGAAGAGGATAGGCAGCCCATAGGCCATGCAATGGGAATCCCGTCCGTGGATACGGACAACCAGATTGTGATGCTCAATATTCGTAACTAGGAATTGGAATGGTAACTGATCTATGGACTCCAACGGGGACTGCCCTAGTAGGGGTGGCCCCCGTTGGGAACAACGCGGAGACAGGTAGCCCCATTGTGGCGCATACTATAATGCTCAAGGCCAAGGATAAGTTTGGTAAGGAGCATAAGATGCGTGTGCAGGTACTGGCTGACAAGGACACAAGTCAGGCACAGGTGGAAGATATGATGGGGAATGCTGCCGAGAGGTTTGTGCAGGAAGTTGGGGAAAAGTATAACAAGCGGCCTCCGACAGCAGAGGAGCGCAAGGAAATAGGCAAGGCTTTAAATGAGCTAAGGCAATATGCCAACAGGCGTATCGCTAGCACAAGTAAAAAAATTTATTTTTAGATAAGGAATAGGAATATGGTGCAGGAAAATACTGATGTTAAGGTAGACATTACCCCCGAAGACGTTCAGACTGTTATGCAGTCGAACCCATTGATGGCGGTTCAGGTCCAGAATCGTGCCCTGTTTCGTAAACTAGGCGAGGCGTACAAAGAGATCGCAAGGCTCACCAAGGAGTTGGAACAGACACAGATGGAACTTCACGACACACAGAACGACTATGCGTCCGGACGGAGAGATAACGAGGTTCTGAAGGAGGCGTAACTATGCCAAAGGTAGGAAAGAGGCAGTTCCCTTACACAACAAAGGGCAAGGCGGCAGCTCAGAGGTATGCAAAGGCCTCTGGCAAGCCCGTGACGAAGAAAAAGAAGAAGGGTGGGTACTGATATGGTAATGATGCCACCGGGTGGGCCTCCCCCACCAAGACCACAAAGACCACAAGGGCCGCCACCGCCTCCACCTGCTGGTCCCGGTGGGCCCGGGATGGACCCCGCTTTTGCTGCGGCAGTCAAGCTGATGATGCCAGCCATTGAAAGTGTTATGAGAACCCTCGGCCCAGAGGACATACAGGGTATCCTCGGCAATGGCCAAGGGCCCAGAAGGCCAAGCCCAATGGGGCGACCCGGCCCTGCGCCAAGGCCCGCTGGTGGGCCCGGGAGAGCGATGCCTAGGGGTGGCCCGCCAAGGCCAGCACCCGCTCGGGGTAGACCAGCCCCTGCTCCACGGCCTCCTGCTAGGAGAGCAGCCCCAAGGCCACGAGCCAGACCATGACACAGAAGAAGGGTGGCTACTAAGATGGCAGGCCGAACAGTACAGAATGGCAGCCGTGGTCCTAAATCCCCTGCTAAGATACAGAATCCAGAGAAGCTGAAAGATCCTAAGTATGCGTTGGCACTGCATATCGTGCGCCAGCGACGCGCACAGCGTGGCAGGGGGATGCCGCCGGGTATGCCGCCAGCCCCAATGAGGTAAGATATGCCAGTTATTCAGGGTCGCACCCGTGAACAGTTACGGCAGCACATAGGTTATGCCCTTGGTGCTGTGTATGTCTCGTCGGCATCTACAAACGGGTCCACTACCACCCTTGTTGACAACACGTTGGTGTTGGGGGGTGCTGATAACTACATAGGGTACTGGGCTAGGTTCACGTCCGGGGATGATGACGGGGCAATCAGGCGCGTTACTGATTCCGCAATCTCCAGTAACGTGACTACGCTTACCATCATGCCAGCCCTGTCTGCATCGTCCACGTCCGGGGATACCTACGAGCTATGGCAGGGCACATATAACCCTACGTCCATAGATGATTTTATTAACCAGACAATCATTGGGGCGACTGGTAATGCCTATGACCCCATTGAGAACGTGGAGCTGCATGGCGACGGGAAGCAGCTCCGCTTTGACATCCCCTCCAATATATCCATGATCTCCAAGGTTGAGTATCGGGACAAGGTGAAATCCACACGGATTCATGCCTGTAATGTTACTTTTGATGAAACAACTGATAATGAAATGTCTCAAGAGGTGGATAGCAAGGACTTCAAGCAAGGGGGGTCATCACTTAAAATCACTACATCTGTCGGTGATGGCAGCTTTATCAGTGACTCTATCAGTTCACTAGATATCTCTGGGTATACCCATCTGGAGGGGTGGGTGAAGGCGACAACAGCCCTAGCGGCATCAGACTTCAATGTCCTTCTTGATGACACTGCCGCCTGTGCTAGTCCCGTTGAGACGCTTGCAGTTCCTGCGGTTGCAGCGGATACATGGACGTTCTTCCGCATAGAACTTGCTAATCCTGAGTCAGATACAGCGATTGTTAGTGTAGGCATTGAGTACAACGCAAACTCAGGCACAAATAAAGTGTGGTTCGATGACCTCCGTGTTGTTCACAATGACACGGCTGAGTGGACAACACTGTCGCGCCACAACTGGAGGATAGACAAGGCGGCCCGTGACCTGATGCTCGTGAGGGACGGACATGATGCAGTGGGATACTCACTCATTAAGCTGATTGGTGGCGATAAGCCAGCCTTGCTTACGAGTGATTCTGCGGCTACTGAGATTGATGAGAACTTCATAATAGCCAATGCTACCAACCTTGCCCTGATATCTACTTCAGGGGGGCCTGCTACAGACCCTGATGCAAAGAGGCAGCTTAGTGCCTACTGGGCTGCACAGGCAGAGCGTAGCAGGCGGGCGTTGCCCCTGCTTGTGAACGTGAGGCAAGTTGAGTAATGACCTCCAAGGTTATAGATACCAACGAGATCTCCCTGAATGGGGTCTACTACCCTATTACACGTCCTGTTCGTAGCACGCTGGCTTCTATCTACCCTGCCAAGGTAGTCATAGGAGACACGAGTAAGGATTCCAACCTACGCTCCTCCATCATAGCGTGGTCTGACTGGCGTGGAGGGATTGGCATTAACCGCATGGAGGGTGGCGAGACTAGCAGGGCGTGGTATAGCACCTGTCAGTTACGATACAAGAACCATCTGGTGCTTCCCGGCCTTGCTACTGAGAGTAGCACCCCTACTCATAGCCTTACAGATGCCACGATAGGGGCAATCAATACGCTTTCCTCTGAGGTATATGCCTTCTGGAATGGCTCTACCTCTGAGTCACCAAAGCTCTTCAAGTACAACAACACCAATGATAGCTGGGGGTCTGCCCTGACCCAGAGTGCCACCGATCAGGTTACTGACTCCGTGGTCTTCACGGATAGTGGGGGCACAACCTACCTAGTCTTTGCCCACTATGATGCTAATGGCAGCGGATATACCTACTCATCAGATGGGTCTAGCTGGACTACAGATGCCACAGACACACAGTTTGTGACCACATGGGACGAGCGTTTATGGGGCATATCTAATGTTGGACAGCTCTGGCATGCCACATCTATAGGCACAGAGGTCAACGATGCAGTGTTGCCCCTGCCTGACGGCTCCGTAACTGCCCTGTTTGTAGCCCGTAATGCTATGGGTGTGCCAATTATCTATGCGGCTACGGCTAGGGGACTGTATGCCCACAATGCGGACAACGCCATGTGGGAAGACACGCAGATGGACTTCCCCACCCACCCGGAGAACGGCAAGGGCACCGTGAGGTGGCGTGACTCGGTATACATTCCTTCAGGGAACGGAATTTACCGGTATGTTAACGGCAACAATGCGGCGGTTATCTCAGTGGTGGGCCCCGACAGGGATGACGGCCTACCCTCTGATAAGCGTGGTTCCATACGCCACATGGCCGGGTCCCATAACGAACTGCTGGTGGGCATAGATGCCAGCACGTCACCATCAACCATAAGCTCCACGGATGTCCCATACCAGTGGGTCAGTCACCAAGGATCAAAGGTTATTGCAGCAGATAGTGGGTATAGCACCATACTGGGGTACAACGATATGGGGTGGGAAGTGAAGTGGCAGGCGAGCACGTCAGGGAAGGGCTTTGATTCCATGCACGTCTCAGACGCATATGACAAGCACCGTGTGTGGTGGGGTCACAACGACATAGTGCATTTCATGGACTTACCCAGTGATATCATCAACCCGTCAGAGGTATCGGAGTTTTCCTATGCCCTAGAGGGGGTGCACGAGACACCGTGGTTCAATGCAGGGCAGTCAGAGATAGATAAGCTGGCATTAAAGCTACGCATTGAGGCACAGGATCTTAGCTCCACGGAGAAGGTCAAGGTGGAGTATGCCACCGACTATGCCGAGTCGTACACCACGGCTGTGGGAACGCTGGATGCTACAGAAATGGGAGCTGCGTCTGGGACATACACATATACGTTTGGCTCAAGCGCAGGCACGGTGTTCAGGGCTATCAAGTTCAAGCTCACCCTGAACCGCTCCACGGCTACAAGTACAGGGCTGGAGAAGTTCGAGACACCTGATGTGGTGAGCCTTACCCTTGAGTGGCGCAAGAAGATACCGGCTAAGTGGGGACACACCGTGGAGGTAGACCTCAATAATGAGCATAGGGGCAACCAGCCCAAGGACCTGCGGTCAGCACTTGTCAGTGCTATTGAGAGCACCACCCTCGTGGAGTTTACTTTCAGGGATGATGGAGGGGGTACGAGGAACTACTATGTGGATGTGATGGCAGCGGCGGGCATGGAGTATACAGGACATGATGAAAGAGGCACCACACAGATTTCTGTGGTGGAGCCGTAGGAGTAAGAATGAGAGTAGATACGGGCATAATAACTGTTTCTTCGGCAGGCACAGGGGTTCAGGCCAGCAACGTGACCAACCGTGTTAAGTACATCAAGTTCAAAGCCCTTGCGGGGAACTCAGGCATTGCCTATGTGGGCATCAGCGATGTGGCCTCAACGACAGGGTACGAGCTGAGTGCAGGCAACGAGATAGATATGAACTTTGGAGAGTTCGGGGGCAGTGTCCCGGCTAATGTTTTCTACGCAGACGCAGCGACCAACAACGACAAGGTCTGCTGGGTGATGATACTGGAAGGATAATGACAACACAGGCATCACAAGTACAGATTCCTGCGAACTGGGCTGGATCAGGGCCTGAGTACATTGCGTACCAGACCTTCATACAGCTAGGCAAAGACCCGCAAGAGGACTTCACCTACCAGTCAGCGCGCATGGGTGGCCGTCTGGACAAGGGCGGTATCATACTGGACTTCCTATTCACTAACCCGCCAGATTTGGCTGTCAATGTGCAGGGGGTATACTATCACTATGAGTTTGGAGTTGAAGTTAAGGCTCGTGATATAATGGCTCGTGCTATGATGGCAGGGAATGGTATAGCGTTAATCTTCATAGATGACGATGACTTGATGAGGGACCCGACATACTATTGCAGGGAAGCTCTCAATTATCGTGACCACTCTCAGATAGGAGGCGGCTAATGACAATCAATGTTGCGGGACATTTATACAACGATGCTGGGACTGCCATCAGTGGAGCCAGCGTTAAGCTCCTTGAGACGGGCACGACCACACAGGAAGGGTCTACGGTTACTACTGGTAGTGGTGGGGAGTGGGCTTTTACTGAGGCTGATCAGGACCGCTATGACGTAGAGATAACGAGTGGGTCATCGGTACGGCGCATCCGCTGGGATGACCAGATATCCCTCAAGGAACTGGATGCCCGCAACAACACGGGGGCTACTACCCCTGCTGCTACATTCAGCAACATTACTAATGCTGTAGCTAACCAAGTAGCTGTATTTAGTGGTGCTAATTCAACCAAAGCAGACAATGACGAGATATACCTGTCCTACAAACTAGCTGATTCTGCTGGCAACCTCGATGAGTTTGCCCGGATGACAGTGGTTGCAACAGACGTGACATCTGGCTCTGAAGATGGGCAGATAGAGTTTGATGTCATTAAGGCAGGGACACTTACCAAGGTCTGGACAATCACTTCCAGCACTGGTGCGGCCATGTCCTTCGACATGAACGTGGATGCCCTGACCATAGGGTCTGGAGCTGACACGGATGTCAGCCTTACCTTTGATGCCAATAGTGCTGATGGGGTCATCACATGGATGGAAGACGAGGACTACTTCAAGTTCTCTGATGACATCCTGATGAACAGCACTGAGCGTATCAACTTCTATGACACGGCTATCTACATCTACTCCTCTGCGGATGGGCAGTTAGATCTGGTAGCTGATACCGAGGTGCAGATAGCAGCCACTACGATAGATATCAATGGAGCTGTTGCCCTCAATGGGGCAATAACAGGGGCAACGGACATCACCTTATCAGGTGAACTAGATGCGGCAACCCTAGATATATCAGGCAATGCCGATATAGACGGGACTACGAATCTGGATGCCGTGGACATAGATGGAAACGTACAGCTAGACGGTACATTGACTGTGGGGGTGGATGACACAGGGCTGGACGTGAAGTTCTTTGGGGCTACGGCGGGGAGTTTTATGTTGTGGGATGAGTCCGATGATGCTTTAGAACTAACGGACTCAAGCCCAATTAAAATCGGCGATGGTGGGGATATGACTATCTACCACGATGGGAGCCACTCATACATCACCAATGCCACAGGAGCATTAAAGTTAGCTACTGAGACAAGTGGTATCGCTGTCACAATAGGACACGCCACATCTGAGGTCACCATTGCAGACAACCTTACGGTAACAGGAACGCTTACACTTGGATCTGGTGCAGAATTGGCCGAGGCAGAGTTGGAGCTGCTTGACGGCATCACCGCTGGTACAGCGATTGCTTCTAAGGTAGTTACTACGGATGCAAACATAGATACGTCAGGACAAAGAAACCTTACGATCACTGGTGAGTTAGATGCAGCAACACTAGACATCTCAGGCAACTCAGACTTTGATGGCACTCTTGATGTAGCAGGCAACACTGTTATATCCGCAGGCACATTCACGGTTGGCTCAGATGGTAGCGGACAGGATGTCATCTTCTACTCAGGGACATCAGGGGACAACCTCACTTGGGATTCCTCAGAAGAAGTTCTCCAGATAACAGGCACTAACGGGGCTACCGCCCTTGATGTTCTTGATGGTGATGTGCGGATTGTAGACAAGCTCTATTTCTTTGACCGTGGCGGTGAGTATATATCTAGCGATGGTGGTACGCTGACGATTAAGGGCGCGTCAACGATTGTGGACTCGACAGGCGGGAATTTTTATGTGAGGGCTGCTGGCGGTGGGCTGATTCTCCAATCGGCAGAGAATATATTCTTTGATGCGAGTCAATATTTTACTTGGCGTGACCAAGATAATAGCGATAATGAGATACTAAAACTTAACAGTGCAACTGCGACTGTCGCACTTGAATTTCAGCAGGCATCCACCATCAGCACCAGTACGGGCATCCTATCTCTGGATGCTGGCTCTACATCCATTCGCCTAAATGAAGCGGGTGCTGATATTGATGTCTTTATAGAGTCTGCGAACAATAACAAAGTGTTCCACACCAACGCAGGCACAGACACCGTGGGCATTGGAGGGACGGGCGTAACCGAGTCCATGCTGGCTATCGTCGCTGGTGCTGTTGGGCATAATCTATATACGCAGTACGGCGTAGCCATCAATGTTTTCGCAGATACTTTCAACGATACTGGGAGTGCTGCGACAGATGCAATTATACCCACGGTGTCCATTGCTCCATTAACCTATACAGGCACAAATGCCAACACCTACACAAACGCAGTCAGTCTATATATCCAAGGCCCACCTGTTGCAAGCACGAACATTACAATCACCAATGCTTACGCCCTCTGGGTAGATGCTGGGGTGAGTAGGCTTGATGGGGCTATTTCATTAGGCACTGACCACGGTGATGATGGGCAGCAACTAACATCGGGCGGGGATGACGCAGCCTGTGATTGGACTGCTGCCAGTTCTCTGCGAGAGCATAAAAATATTGGAAGTGAGGCTGATGCAGGCCAAGCACTTCAGGCAATGCTGGACGCAACTCCATACCACTTCAGATACAAAGAGAAGCACGGCACGGGTGACTCAAGGACAGAGTATATCGGCGTGATGGCTGATGATGCACCGTGGGCAATGCACTACAAGGGAACGATTGTCAATCCAGTTAATACTCTTGGGTATACTGTGCTAGCGGTACAAGCATTGAACGATAAAATTGAGAGGTTAGAGTCCTTACTCGCAAAGGAGGCATAATGCCATTAAGTGATTCGGAGAAGGTAACGCTGGTAACAGATGCGCTCAAAGACCACATTCCTTATGAAGGGGCTGGAAGCGATACTAGGGACTTGGCAGCTTTGAAAGCGGCATTTCTCAAAAGGCACTTAGACGCTCTCGTGATCTCATACCAGAGGGCACAGGCCAATGCAACAATGGAAGTCATCGCCACTGAGACGGTGACCTGATATAGGTGGTGAACCATGTTTGCTATGATGAGGATATGGCTGACCAACAGGCCCTTGTTCCGGGCACTCTGTGCGTTGGCACAGGCCACGGAGGCTATACCGGGACGAGTGCCACCCGTGGCTAGGCAGAAGATCAACCATATATACTGGGCTAAGTATGATTCAGAAGGTGCGTGGCAACGGTGATAGGCAAGGTCAGGCCCCAGATATTTTTAGCAATACTGGTGCTGGGTATTCTTGCAGGGGTTGGGGCTTGGCAGCAACAGCCTGAGATAGCCACCGGTACCATCGGTGGTATAATCGCGCTCGGCATGAAGGTATTAGAAGCGGAGTAGGCTCATGTGGATAGCAGAATTATTTATTAATTTTTTAATTGCCCTTGAGTTTGGGTGGTGGAGCTTTCTCCGCTCACCCGGCCACACATATCGCCGCACAATATTCTACCGTGATTGGGTGTTGGCGAAGGTGGAGTATCTGCAATCTGAGAGTGCCAAGTGGCGAGCCTTATTTACCACGCTGAAGCTACCATACAGTGCGCTAAGGATGATGGGCCTATCACCGAATATGGCGGTGTCTATGCTTGTGGCAGGGAGTGCAGTTGGTGGTGGAGCGATAGCAGCAGAAATGATGGAACCGCCATCATTTAGCAAGGGTGATGCTGGCATATATGACGCTCCGTTAGACACTCCCGTATTCGTAGCCGAGAGTTTCAACACCCTTAGAGTAGACCTTGGGTCTACGGCTGTGGGGAATATAACCATCAAGGACACCACGCTTGGCACGGCGTTCACGGGGTCGTCTTTGCCGTCGGGCGAAACGTCTCCCATAATCATCGGGGGCAAAGCAGCAGTGGTTGACCCTGCGTTCTCCGAGACTTTTCTTGAGACATCATATCTGTTGGTGGATAGGTGGCGGTGCGAGTCGCTCCTGATTACCAACTCAGAGGCGAACAAGCTGATAGTCACTGGCATGGTTTCAGACGGGCAGAGCCTTAGCCCTGTTCCAGCAGCTATCCGCATGCGGGCGGTGAATGGGGGAGTCAGGGCTGCTGACATGGAAGGCCATTCTAACTACTTTGACCAATTGCGCATACAGGCGACGAGCAGTGGGGTCAATGGCAAGGTCGATGTCTTAACCCTTTCCAATTTGTACAGCCGCGGAGGCTCGTGCCTGATAGACAGAGTTCTTGCGAATGTGATAGAAATCAGGTTAGGCGAGATAGGAGGGGATTCAGATTTAGCCACCAAGGCATTCCAGATCGCCGATACCGTTTCCTATACCACATTTGAGGCCGTTGGCAATGTTGAGGTAGCGATGGCAGTACCTGCCATCCAGTGATAACCATGTGGCCATTCAAGCGTAACAGGTGGAAGCCCCCGAACAGCCCCCTAACATCCTTCGCCTTTGAGAACCAAGGAACTTGGGAGATGTGGCAGGGGCTGATGGATGTCCGAGAGAGGGTGGGCCGCATAGAGGGAGGGCTAATGTTGCTGATCCCACTGGTGTTGGCGATTCTGGGACTATTGATTGCGGAAGGTGTGAGGTAAACTATGGATTGGGTTGTCATAATGGCCCTGAGGTGCCTTAAAACGCCATGCAGGCATGGTGACAACCCTGCTAGAAATGAGGAATAGGCATGAGGCATTACATGGACTCGGATGTGAGACATGCTATGGAGGTCATAGAAACAGCCAGCACGGGGATCAGACTGGAGGTGGCGTGTTTGCTCATGCGCCAGTCGGCTATGGATTCGTCAGTGGGAGTTGTTGGCAGGGGGTTCCTAAGAGAATCAGTAAGTGGACTACAGGCGGTACTCGACTGGATCTCTGTCGGTGACCGTGAGGCACTAGTGCCCAACGTAACAAGCGAGGAAATGGAAACGGAGGCATTATGAATTGGATACTAAGGTTTCTACCAAAGGATACACAGCAGCTCCTTGTATTGGGTCAGAGGATCATCGCATCTCTGGATACACCGGAGGAGCGCAGGGCTGCTGTGCAGTACGGCATACATATGCTGTCTGTTGGATCTGATGGTGGGTCGCGCTGTACAGTGAGTGAGTGGGCAAGGTTCGGCTCGATGCTCGGGGTCTTAAAAGGACCTGCCCAGAAACCCAAGTAGGTGTCTCAGGGGCAGGGTAAGGGACACAAGAGAAAAAAATAAATATAGAAACTGGTTCTCCTGCGTATAGATCGTTCTCCCTGCCCCACATTACTTTACTACCCCCCTTAAAGGGGGGTAGTTAGTAAAGTACCGGGAGAGTCAGCCCCTCTTACAACGTATCGTGGTTAGCTCCTCCGTGTACGTCACGGCCAATCTTTTCCGGGATCAGACCCCACTACCGGGGCTTGGTGTGGGGGAAAGAGGAAGGATTTGGCACCTTATCCCTGAGCTGTTTCACCGTGACTCTCCCGATGTAGACTATTATACACTATCCTATCTCCGCCACGTCTATATTATCCTAATTCCTCCTATCTCCTTCTGCTATAGTTTCCTCGTTTTGCTTCTTTAAGTTGGCCTCTCCATTCGTAACGACATTTAGGACACATAAACCATCCTGATGTTGTGTTACGCCTCAAGGGTTTCGGTTGCTCTATTTGGCACAAACTACATCTATGTTGTACCATTATCCTAATGCCTCCACTTCTAGGATTGTTCTTCTCATCGGGACGAACCATACGCTTCTCTCAGCATTGCTAGTTCTGTTGTGCCCAAGGCTACTTTCCCATCATAGGTTCCGTTGTTATATCCACCGCGGAAACTTTCCACTTCTAGCGTGGCAGAGCCATCATGGTGAACATCTAGCCCGCGTGGTCTACACGAATATGATCGGCCTCTGTTTGTTTTGATATAGATGGTTAGTCCCAATAGTGTTGTATGAAACGGAGTACCGAAATTGCTATAGTCCAGTATTGCCATTATCCTAATTCCTCCACATTTATGATCGTGTTATCTCGTATCCCTCGCTCGTATTGGAGCGTGTAACTGACGTGCAGTGCGTCATCATCCAACAGCAACCCAACGGCTACGAGGCCGTCGAGGTAACCCTTCATGCTTGACAGCAAATTATCAAGATCACGCTTCCTCTTGTCCTTGGCTATCCATGTAATGGTTATATGTGCCGTATCATAGGGACGGGCTGGTTTGCCCTGTGCCATGACCAAGGCAGCGGCCTCCTGTTTAGCTGCCGCCTTGGCCTTATATAGAGCCATGTAGTGTAGTCTCTTGTTGGGAGACAGGTCAGGATCAGGGAGGTGTCCCAGTTCAATTTTCATGCCCAGTGAATACCTCCAGCAATGTCTTGGGCTGGTCTGGTGCAAACGCCTTGGGTAGCCGTGGCTTCTGTGGGTTGCGAGGCAGCCCAAGGGATGTACGAAGCTGACGCACCCTCTCCCGGCTGATACCCAGCATAGTAGCTATGGCTGTATCAGGCTCACCGGCAGCGTGCGCCTCTCGCACGATATCTGTGTGGTTGTTATGCCACAGGGGCTGCCACTCGGCGATGTCCTGCATGATCAGGTACAGCCTGTTGTGTCGCTTGAAGGAGCGCAGGGACCCGGTGCGTATCCTGCTGGTTAAAGTCTCTTGGTTGACACCAGACTCCTCTGCTGCCTCGGTCAGGGTTAATAAATTTATTTTATTTTTTTCCATTATCCTCTCCTGTGGCACAGGGTGTGCACCGTATCACTGCGTCATCCCTGCATTTGCCGGGGTCACACAGACATCCCTGACTATCAGGGTGTAGGGCTAGGTACATCTTCTCTACGTTGACCCAGTTATCCATCGTGTCATTGAGTGCGTTGTGGAGGTTGATGAGATGTTGCTGTGTCCTGTATAGCCACTGGCGCACCGCCACTCCGTCTTCCATCATGGCCAGTACGTTCTGCTTATTCGCAGCCAGAGCACGGAAGACGATATGGAGGTTAGGGTCATCATGCTTCTCAGCCTGTGACATTGAGAGCTTGTCACCATTTCTGGCTAGCACAAGGCCATGCGCTTGGGCAAGGCTCAGGAGGCTAGCCGCTTTGTCCAGTTCATCCCAATTATTTAAGCTTCCCAATCTGTTGCTCCTACCGGGGGAATGGGTACACTCTGTGCCGCCCACTCCTCCTCCTCAGTCTTGATAGTCTCATAGAATCCCTTGCCAACCACCTTGAACATATCCTTGTTGGAGCTTAGCTCCTTGCTGATATGGGTGCTGCCCTTGCCCAGAGCCTCTGCAATGTCTACAACAGACTGGGGGGCTGAGCACTCCTCTAGGTAGTTCTTAATGCGCTCCCTTACTGTCATCTCGCTCTCAAGCCGGGTCTTCTTAACATCACGCCGGGTGAACGTGGCCGTACCCTCGTCGTTGTCGAACCGGAGGCTCCACCCTAGGGGGTGGATCAGCCTGCTGTTGTTAGCCTTCTCATGGAGCAAGGCGAATTCAAACTCCTCGTCCTGTTCACGCTGACTCTTCTTGACGTGGTACACCAGCCTGCTTGCATTGCGTTTGTAGACAGATCCGAACAGCACGTCAGACTTATTGGTGTGGTCAATGCAGAGGCTTGTCACTCCAAGGCTTCTGATAGCCCCGAATAACTTGAGCACCACCTCTGCGCTCTCTGGTTCACCCATGCAGGCAGACCCCAGAGAGTCACAAACCACGAAGGAGATACCCCTGTCCAGTATGATTTTCCTGACCACTGCTATGTCACTGGACAACCCCTGAGTCATGTACTTATACCATATGCCTGACTCTGTGTACTCAGACAGGCCAAGCCCCTTGCGTATCATGGCTAAACGGGACCCGATTTCCTGAAGGTCTGTCTCCCAATCCAGATACAATACCCTCGCCTGTTCCACCTCCAGCCCCGATGCACTCATGCCCTCGTGGACTAGGACACTCAGGTACTGGCCCAGCCATGACTTGCCAGAGGAGCCCTCTCCGTAGATCAGGGTGGGGTGCCCTGCCTGCACTAGCGGCTTGATCAGCCAGTGTCCCTCCGGGGCGGCCTTTATCTGTCCCACCATCTCTATCTCCGGGGCACCCCGGCGGTACGCATCGGTAGCTGCTACGCATAGCTGGCCTACGATATGTTTCCAACTGAGGCTCTCGTCCTCATCCTCGAGGCTCTTAATGTACGGCGCAGAGGGGTTGCTGAGGTTTACCCTGCGCCGCAGGACGTGTCCTGACGCGTTGGAGTTGGGTCGCTCCGAGGTGAACTCAACCTCAGCGGAGAGGCTGAGGTCAGGCATGACCTTGAACAGGGACACATCAGCCTGAACGTGGAGGTTGGGCCAGTACAATTTGTACTGACCCCCTGATCCCTCGATGTCAAATGTGTTAAGCGGTGTTGACGGATCTTGGTCTAACATCTACCCCTCCACTGTGATTCTGTTTCGCCGGGGCTGGTGGTGGCGGTGGTGGCGGTGCCTCTCTCCGTGGCCTCCGCATCCCACGGTACTCCAGCTCCAGCTCCTCTTCTAGCAATTCGTTGCGCCTCTCCAGTGCCAACACCTCGGCCTGCCGCAGTGCAAGGTGCTGGCAGTCCATGCACAGGTACTCCGACCGGGTGCCGTGCATTCCCCCACACAAAGGGATACCCATGCGTCCACCTCTAGGCGTTCTCATCACTCACCCCCCTTCAGGAATGCCTTGGGGCGAGTAGCCCTGTATACCTGTAGCGATGCCTTGAACATTTCTTTGGCTACAGGGATGTCCACCCACTGCCACTCAACGTCCCTAGTGTCACGGGCTACATACACGATGGCAGCCTGTGTGATAACAGGCCGCCCCATGTACTCCAGAGCCAGTAGGTAGCCACCCAACTGTGACGCGTGGCCTACCTGTCCTAAGTTCTTCTTCTGCTTCCCCTTGCTATCGAGGAAGTTCGCAGATTTCCAATCGAACAGGGTTGGCACCCCATCGACAATGCCGATGCTATCACAGGTGCCACCATAGCCAAGGCCACCGTGGTAGACCATCTCCTCTGTTACGACCCACCAGCCCACCCTCTCACCTACCGAGGCGTACCAGTTGGAGTACAGCATGGACGGGTCTTTGGGATGCTCCTTGTTGGCAATGTAGTACTCTATCTCTGAGTGGAGTTGCGTACCCAGCGCACCAGCCTCGTCCCGTGCTGTCACGAACCTGTCGCGCTCTCCGGTGGCAATGTAATGGTCAATGCCCCAGTAGATGAGGCTGTCACCACCCCGGTCTACGAATCCACTCACCGTGCTACAGCTAGGCATGGGTACCGCCGGGTCTACCAGAGGATCGCCATCCACATAGTACAGGTGCTGGGAATTCCTACCCACCTTTTTTGTTTCCATCCTGACTGTGGCACTCATACCTCAAACACCTCCGGGGCTGGCTCGTCCAAATCCCCAAGGGGAGGAGCTTCTCCATCCAATGGGTCTACCGGCAGGTCTACATCAGGTTCTTGGGCCTCTACGGGCCCTTCTGGGGCATTCTCTACTGGTGGTGTTGGCCCTCTGCGGATGAGGGGATAGATGACTTGCGCCAAGGTGTCAACTTCATTGAGCCACCCAGTGTCATCATAAGGCATAGGAATCTTACTAACAGCATTGTTTATCGCTGAGTTCCATGCGATCCTCTCGTCTATGCTGCCACCCCATGATGCCGGGGCTGGTGCTGGGCGTGTGTCCTCGGTGTCTGGCTCTTGTGGCGTGCCGTCCAGTGATGCCCTTAGTATTCGGGTGATATCGCGGAACACCCCGTTCCCATTGGGCGTAGGGGATTCGGTCACCTCGACCGCCAGCCACACCTCCCGGCCTGCGGTCATGTGGCCCTTGGCGTTCTGCATCCTCCCTATGATCTCAACATCCGTAGACCTCGCGTTGATGGGGAACTCAAGCCCCGTTTTCTGGATGCTGACTGTCACAAATTCCTTACCGTTGCGGTTGGGCTTGAACACGATATCCGTAACGTCACCCTCAACCGTAGCGGTCTGTTTAATAACTGGTACACTGTTTGCGTTAGTCACTGTTGTCCTCTTTCTGTTGTGATTCTGTTGCCAAGGTTTCGTAGTTCCAGACACTCATTGAGAGCATCCAAGGTGTAGTAGTATCCCCTCCCAAATGGGAGGGATCTGAGCCAGCCTGTGTTACGCCACCTGTTGATGGTCCCTACACTGACTGCCCCGTCCGGGCCACCGCAGTAATCGGCGGCCTCTTGTGGTGAGTACAGCCTCACCGATGTGTCGTTGAGCCTGATCCATATCTGGTTCTGCACCTAACCTCCATTTCCCAGCGACTTACCCGGCAGGGCTGACGGCCCCGACCAGTTAGCCATCTGTAGTTTACATTGCGATAAATCAGACAACAGCTTCTGGTTTTCCGCTCGAAACCGATCCCGTTCCAGCCTCACGGTGTTGATCTCCACGTCACGCTGACGTAGGCCATCAGCTATAGCCTCGAAATACTCCTGCGGTGTGTATGTCTGGGGTGTATCTGGCTGCACCTCATCACCCAACAAATCATACATGGTGGTATCTGTGCTATCCTCCTGTGGCACTGGCTCTACGCCGTATACCCGGGGGATATCCCTGTGGTGCATGACTGTGGCTTGCATAGCCTGTGCTACCTCCTGCACTGCTGCCAGCCCCTTGCGTTTACGTTGTTGGAGTATAGGGATCCCCAGCTCCCGTTTGAGTTTGACTATAGTCCCCACGCTAGTGCCAAACATATCCTTGATCTTCACAACTGCTATTCCAGCCCTGATTGCGTCCCTAATATACGTGCGTCTCTGTTCTGACATCCGTGGCATATCACTCCTCCTTCTTTTTCCTTTTCCTAACCAATATCGCTGCCAGTACGCCCATGACTAGTCCAATCGTGCCTGCAACGACCCACCCCACTCCCCTGTCCTCTAGGTCTATGTCCAATGTTTCACCCCCTTTCTACTCCGAGCCGTAGCCCTCTTCACAATCGGCACAGATGAGTGCGTACCTATGATCAGTGCGAAGATGAAGGTTTCGGTGCGTAACTACAGTCAACTCGCGACAGAATGTACACCGCCCCCGGATAGTTGCTAGCTCCCTTATAGTTTCCTGTACCCCTTGCATGGCCTCATGCACCTCACAGTACGAGCAGAGCCTGCGAGGGCTGAGGGCTATGCCCTCGCACTGTACGCACCTGATGAATGGGTAGTCTAGTTTAGGCATTGGTCACCGCCTTGGTCTGGGCAATACCACAAACGAGGCAGTAGACATTCACGGGTATAGTTTCGCTGCCGTCATCCTCCAGTAGTAGTACCACC